CGATCTGGTTGACAGTAACGGTCTGTGCTGCCGAAGCCTTGGAGCCGCGCGCGAGGGCTGTGAGGTTGAGGTATCCGCCCGATACGGTGCATGTCGCGCCGGAAGTGGCCGTAAGCGTCCAGCCGGTAGAGGCCGAGAACGTGCCGCTTGTGACAGCAGCCGTAACCGTGGGGCGCGTCACCAGGACATCATCGACCTTCACCCGGAAAGACTGGTCGGTGAACTCCATCAGGGCCGCATCGGTGGCGCCGAAGACGAATTCTTTCAGCCGGCAGACCTTGTTGGTATCGGTCGTTGAAATGTATTGCAGGCCGGGCCGCATGAAGGCAGGACCGCTGGTGAGCGGCAGAAGATTGGTCTGCGTCTCGGCAGCAAGCCGCATGCGCTCCAGATCGACGCGCGGCAGGTGCTTCTTGTCCTGCACCCCGACGTTGAAGGCATGGAGATAGGTATTGACGCGAGGCATCTACAGACCGCGCCGTGTGCCGTTTGTTGAACCACGGCGAAGCCTGGACTTCACCAGCCTACCGGCGGGGCTGAATGCCACGCGCTCGTCTACCGCATCTAAGGTCTTGGCCTCCGTCAGCAGCGTCTTGAACAGGTTGAACAGATCATTGCGGTTCGACTTGTCCGCCGAGAGCGGAAGGCTGCTTTGGAAGGCGAGATAGCAGGCAAAGGCTTGGGCGAACGGCTCGCGCCATGCGCCGACATTCCAGCCATAGTCGTCATCGTTCGAGATGTAGCGGACATAGAGCGTGTCGTCGTTGGCAAACCAATATCCGCCCTCATCGGCGTAATCCTCGAACCCATCCTGAAATGTCGGATCGATAGAGATCGAGGCCGTGCGCACCCAGTCAGTTGGCTTGGAAAATGCATACTGATAGCCGAACAGCGGTTCGACATCCTCGTCCTCGGACAGTTGGGCCGTGCGAATGGCGAAGTTCCACAGGCCCTTGGCGAGCATGTATTCGCCGGCCTCTTGCCAGACATCATCGAGCGCATAGCGCGATGGGCTGGCTTCGGTCAGGCTCGACAACCCGGCGGCATTGCCGAGATATCTGAGCGCGGACTTATAAATGCTCAGCCGTGACGCCATAGTCAGATCTCACACTTCATGGTGATGACGTTGCCGCCAGTGCTGGTATCGACAACCGCAGCGACGGACACGGCCTTGGCGGCGCTGGCGCCCATGTGGAGAGCAGCGAGAGCACAGGGCATGCCAGAGCCCCAGGCGCAGAAGGTGGAGACATCTTCGGTGTAAGCGCCGCCGGCATAGCGGACAGCAGGGGCATAATCGCCAGTCACGCCAGCCATCCCGCCATCCTTCATGCGGAATAGCTTTGCCGTCACACCGGGCAATTTCCATTGTCCGCGCGTGGCCAGACTATCGGCGGCGAGAACGCCGGATCGATAGACGATCGTGGTCACGCCGCGATGCCCTGCGACTTGGCAGCGTGGTCATGTGCAGCCTTGACGGCATCCGCCCTGGTCTTGTGGTCCTTGCTCACGACAAGATGAGGATCACTAGTCATCGCGCGCCATTTGTGAGCGGGCGCGAAGTTGACGAGGTAGCCATCCGGCGGCATAGGGGCATCGTCAGGGACATCTGCGGGCTGCTCGACAGGCAGGGGCTTTGTTGCGGCGTTCGATAGATCGATCATATGCAACTGAACCGTCCTAACCCAGCCCACGCCCTTCTCGACTACGAGAAGATGCAGGCGCCAAGAAAGGTCTTCGGGGACAACGATAACCTCGTCTTTGACCTCAATCTTGGAGAAGACATTCGCCCATGTGCCGGGGATGGCCACCTCTTCCATGGTCATAGAGTTTGGGACCACCATGCGACGGAGCGTGCGCGTGAAGTCGGCAGTGTTAAGCGCCGTATTAGCCGGGATTTTCATGATTTGCCTCATGGTTGATTGAGTGGTTCGGGGGCCAGCAATCTGCCAGCCCCCTCGACCACAGGGAGGCAACCCGCGACCGAAATCGCAGAGCTGCGTATCAGGTAATCGCAGTCGGAGCCGCGACCGTAGCAGCCGCACCGGAGACCGATGCGACCTGGTAGCGCTTGTACTTGGCGGTGCCCACGTTAATGGCATCGACAAGATCACCGACGCGCATGCCCTTCGTGACGCCATCCGAGAAGTAGGACGCACCAACAATGGTGGCATCCGCATCCGGGGTGGCGTTGAGGTACATGAACAGGCGAGGATTGGCACCACCCACCGGGTTGATGACCATCGCGAGGTTGTCAGCTACATAAGCCATTGCTCGTTCTCCTTACGTGGCAACGAACGCCGAACCATCGTGAGTCCATTTCACGACGCCGGTGTTCTGGAGGAGTTTTGCAGCGTGGAAGATCGTGGCACGCGTCCATGACGTGTCCTGCTTCTCATCATAGCCGAGAGCGATCGAATCCTCGCCGACGTTCACCGCATAACCAAGAGCATTGCGGTGGAAGAGGTAGCAAATCTCCGCAGCGGTACCGAGACCGGTGATGCGGCTGGAAACAGTCCAGTTGATGCCGGCCCAACGGAAGAAGCGACGAGACGCCTGACCGAATGGCTTGACATCCACGTAGTCGCCGCTAGCGAATTCCGTGGTCTGCTCCAGATAGGCTTCGAATGCCGGGGAGATGATCCCGAACATGTTGTCCGACTCTTCAATCGGGATGTCCGCATTGCCCAGGATTGCCTTTGCACCCACGACCATCTGCAACGAAGCGGTCTGCGCCGTCGAAGGATAGTCCTGGGTAGCGTTGGCAAGCTCGGAAAGAATGGTGAGATCGATGTCGCGGTTGATGACCGCCATCGAATTCATCTGCATGATCCGCTTCTGGTCGCCCTGCGAAGCGAAGATGTTGAACCCGGTCAGTTCATACGGCGCATGCTTTTCAACAAGCGTCGCAGTCACCTGCGAGTTGGTGGGGTTGCCATACGGAATCTGACCGTTGGTCCCACGGGAGACGGCAGTATCGGTTCCCGAACCGGACACCAGGAACGTTGCCTGGTTGCCCTTCATTACGGTTTCCTTTGTCGTCATGGCCTTGAGCGTGCTCACGCGCTGCTCAAAAGCCCCGACGAACTCCTGCCGATACTGGATCTGTGCGGCTTCAATAGCCATGATCGTATCCTTTCAATGGAGGTTGAGGGGGTTTGGAGGCCGCGAACGTGCAAGGGAGGCCGATCCGATCCGGGGCCGCGAAAGCGGGGAGGCCGAATGTCGTCGGGGCTTCACGTCATGTTGGCAGTGGTAGGAATGTCCTTCAGGGGCCGTTGCCGGGGAGGCCGTTAGGGCATTAAAAAAGCCCGCCGAAGCGAGCGTTCATTCTCTGACGGATGTCAGGAATTCCGTTATTTCTTGCGCTTCAAATCCTTTGCGAGGAGTTGCGCGTATTCGACATCGAGCTTCTTTTCATAGTACTCGTCTGTCCCGATGATTTTCTTGATCTCTTCCATACGCGAGGTGAGTTTGCGCTCGCTGTCGCTGTCGGTGAAGACCACATCGCCGAAGTGTTCCCGACCGCGCTCTGCGGCCCAGGACACAAACTCAGGGATATCGCCCAACCGGCGGCCGTCAACGCGGGCTTCCGCCCATTTGGCGCCAACACCGGGGATGTCATCAAGCCAGCGCTTGGCCATCGTGGTGTTGGCCTTGTACTCGCCGTGCGCCCAATCCTTGCGCAGCGCGTCTTCAGCGTCGGACTTGAAAGTCTTGTCTTCCTCAGACCGCCTTGCAGCAGCCGCTTCCTGCATATTGATGTACCAGTCCGCCGCCATTTCCACGAAGGCCGGCGGGGCATTCTTCGCATGGGCGAACTCGGTGAAATTGGACAGGATTGGCTTGTCCTCATCGACCAACCGCTTCTGGATTGTCTCGGGAAGGACATAGCCGGTCGGATCGGCCGGGATGCCTTCTGCCTTGCGCCATTCCGCCATGGCCTTTTCATCGGCGGGGTCAGGCATGTCTGCCTTGACCTTGCCGGAGCGGAGCGCTTTCTTGCTCTCATCAAGAGCCTTTAGCATGCCACTCAACGAGCCATAGCGCTTAGCGAGCTTGAGAAGATCAGGATCACCAGCAGCGGCGGTTTCCCGCCAGTCGTCTGGCAGGCCGGGCTTCTCAGCCTTGGTTGTGGTCTTCTCGAACTCAGCCAGGGCCGCTGCGTTTTCGGCGTCCGACTTCTTCGGATCGGCGATGAACTCCTTTACAGCCTCGTCAGCGACCTTTGTCTCAGTCGTGGTCGTTGCCGTGTCCACAGTCTTCGCCGCCTCTGTGGTGGCTGCTGTGGTCGATTGCGTGGTGGTTTCGGCTGCTTTGGTATCAGTCGTAGTCTCTGCGGTCTTATCGACCGTATCGGTAGTTGCCTCAGTCGTCATTGGTTTGCCTCTTGCCTCGAACTGGTTTGGCCGGCTCAAGCGCCTTGAGCGTTTCCGGCCTCGTCATCTTCACAATCTGGTTTCCGACGAACCTCCTGCCCTCTGCAAAGGCCGTGGCGTGGGTGTCCTGCTTGCGATAGCTCACGTCGTAGAGATTGCTGGCCTTGGTGATGATCCAATCCATGGCCGTCTGCTGCTGGCCTTCACTGGCCTTGCCGGCAATGCAGGCGCGAATCGCTATCAGGATGTCTTTGTCGTAGGGCGCTGGCGCGTGGGCTTCCATTTACGCTCCGACGCCGCCCTGCGGTTGCTGGATCATGCCGGCCTGCGAAAGAGCCATGGAAGCATCGGCAACACTCTTGCCAACGTCCGCACCGCCCTTGAGTGCAGCCGCAGCCTGGGTGAGGCTATCGACCTGCTGCGATGCATCGGCCGCTGCCTGTTGCGTCTTCTCGTCGTTGAACCAGTCAGCCGGCGCCTGCGTGCCGCGTACGGCGTCCTTGGTAGCCTTCTGCCAGTCAATGAGCGTGGTCAGCGTCTTGTCGATCTGTGCGCCCGCAGAGACCATTTGCAGCGTCTCCTGATAGGCTTGCACGTTCTGCCTGCCCTCAGCCGTGTTCAACGGGCCTTCGAACGTGAAGGTCACATCCTTGTCGCTCAGCGCCTTGGGCATCTCATCGATGTTGAAGGCGTTGTTCCTGATCGCCATCTGGAAACCGATATCGAGCAGCGGCAGATGGTATTCGCTCTCGATCGGGCCGGTGAATGGCAGAATAGCCCTGCGATATTCCTCAAGCCTGGCCTGGGTTTCAAATGCCGTCTTCTGCTGTGGCGGCAGATTGATCTTGTTCAGCAGGAAGGCTTCCGCAATCAGGTTGCGAACGTCCTGCTTCATCTCCATGCCGAAGCTCAGGCCGCTTGACGGCTGCTCGGTATAGATTGCATCCTGGATTTTCTGGTCGTTTTCCAGATCCACATAGGTCATGCCACCGGCATAACGGTTGATGGAATCGCGGAAGATTTCCCCTCGCGCGAACATCGGGGCGTCAACGGCCTTCTCGCCCTGCTCCAGAAGGATGCGGGCCAGCGATTGTAGCATCCTGCCATCGGGAAGCGAGTTGATCGTGGCGGGGCTGAATGCCTGTGGAAAGCTGGATACCGTGCGCCAACGGGGAATGACGTAGTTAAAGACCGGCAGCGGACCTTCGCCCAACACAGTCTGATGCTCGACATCGATATAGAGCGAGCAGAACGGGCTGTCCTTGTACTGCCGGCGCTTGCCCTTGTCGTCGCCGTAGATTTCCTCGAACGGCAGGACGATGTGGCGGACCTTGAATTCCTTGGCCGGGTCTTTCTCCGCAGCCTGTATGATGTCTTGATGCAGGTCAGCCTTGGGCCAGCGCCGCTTGATGTTGCGGGCTGTCATCGGCATGTTGCGCTGGTTGTGGTCGATCTTGCCAACCGCGTTCACCATCCATGCGCATTCCTTGGGATGCCATGTGCGAAACAGGAAGTGAGTGCGATCCGGGCTTTCCTCAACCGAAAGCACAGGATTGCCGAAGGAAACCCAGTCGTGGTCTGCCTCATTGGTCGAGCGCACGAAATTGGCGCGGCGATCATAAACCAGCCTGCGGAAATGCGTGGTCGCATACTCAAGCCAGCGAGCGTTGGCCGGGTCTTCATCGATCTCGTCAAGGCCGGTCTTGACCGCAAACCAGTCACCCTGCCGAAGCAAGGCGCCAATGGTATTACCCAGTGTTTCACGTGACTGGACCGTGAACGAGTCCATCAGGTTGGACGAGAAGTCATCCCCGAGGGATATCGATGTGGTGAAGTCCGCGCGCATCGGGAAATAGTTTTCGGCGATCTCCTGACACAGGCTGTTCCAAGGCTCTTTCTTGGAGAACAGCTTATCGCCGATCGAGACCAGTTCCTTGGCGCGGGAATCCATATGGATCAGCCAGCCGAGCCCAAGAGACTGTTCGCGTAGCTCGACGTGCCAGCCTCACGGCCACCCGTAGGACGCGACAGGACCGTGGAGGCACGACCGGAGCGCGATGCAATCTGCTGCTGCTGGCGAGCCTTGGCGGCCCGCGCAGCGGCATCATCAGGCACAGGCATTGGCGTTGCAGGCTCAGGAGTAGGAGCCTTTCCGAACAGACCGCTCATCAGCGTGATCCTTTCATATTTGCGCGGCCCAGATTGACCATTGGGCCGGTATTGCTTTGCGGACGGTTCTTCAGGTTCGCATGCCCGAGGTTGACGGTTGGACCGCCAGTCGCGGCGCGAGCCTTCTTCAAGGCCAATGCAGTGCCTTCCGACCAAGACATCACCACCGCATCGCCGCGATCTGGTGATCGTCCAAGCCTGGTCTTGATGTCTTCCTTGCTTTCGATCTGGATTTCACCGCCCTTAGTGGGCTTCCAGCGAGGGGCAATGAGATCAGCCGCCAATTGCGGGTCAGGCGGCAAACAGATGATCGAGCCGCCAACTTGGCCGGGATCAAGCGCTTCCCTTAGCCGCCACCAAGCCTCAGCGCGCTTATTGAGGAACCCGAGTTGACCATCGTAAGTCTTGGCACTTGAACCATTGGCGGCATTGAAGCCCGCCACAGCCACGCCGTTGTCCTTCAGGAACGTGACAGCACCGCCGCCATATCCGCCGCCAACATCGACAATGACCGCCGCACCATCTCGGCGCTGTGAAAACACCATGGCGCCAATGCTTGGGCCGTCCGGCGTGTCCTTGCCGGGCTTAACGAACAGCGGCGCAAACCATGTCCCGTATCGTGCGGCCAGCGTGGATTCGTCCGCTCCACCTTGGGCCACATCGACAGCCAGGGCCGTCATCTTCAGGTCTTTGAACCCGTCAGGCTTCCATCTCGCCTGGGCTTGCTTGACCCAATCGGCCGGAATAACCTGCCATTCGTCATCAGCGCGGCCGGCGAGGAAGTCACCGTAGAGCAACTGCGAACGAAGAGGCTCAGGAAGGGCCTGGAGTTTGGCCCGATACCCTGTGTCCTTCAGATATGGGTTGTCATCGAGGCTTGCCGGGATGAACGTCCGCGACATGGCCTCGTATTCTTCGCCACCACGCTCATAAACGCCCGGTCCATCAACCCATTCGGTAAT